GTGGGGAAGATGGCACGCCAAAGTTAATTCATTATACCGAAGGTGGTCCGTGGTTTGAGAATCACCGGCATTGCGAATTTGGAGCAGTATGGGAACGAGAACTTTGTAATTTAGAAAAATCTAAAAATCCCCCTCGCCCCCCAGGCCCATTTGACCACATTCCTCCTGAAATTGAATCAGTATTTAAAAATATATTAAAATATAGAGTTGATCCATCTGGTGAAGTCTATGGGCAAAATGTTGATGACATAATCGAGGATATAAAAATGCTTGATAATAAAAAAGTTTTTGCTGTTGACGGCAGAAGAGATTCCTCTGACAGCAAAGGCCTTGGATGGGATCCTTATATGGAATCATTTGTTCTAGGATGTGGTGGTCAAATCACAAATTATGACAAGGTAGAAGCATCTATGACTCCTGTTGTATTCCGAGGAATAACCAAATTTAAACACATGCAGGCCTGTGCTGCTATGGGACGTGACTTTTATTATATTGACACAGGATATTTTGGTAATGTGCGGAAAAAATTGTATCATCGCATCACAAAAAATTCCATGCAAAATCTAGGACCTATTATTACTAGACCATCGGATAGACTGGCTGCTATAGGATGGAGTAGATCAAAATTTAAAAAAGGAAGAAATATATTAATCTGCCCACCTAGTGCGAAAGCCATGAATTGTTTTAATTTAAATTTAGACCAATGGATGACAGACACTATAAGTACAATTAAAAAATATACCGATCGTCCGATCGTGATACGGTTAAAAGGCAGTAGAAGAGATCGCACCAGTACCGATACCATTGAGATGGCCTTGAGTCAAGACGTTCATTGCCTAGTAACTTTTAACAGTATTGCTGCCTCTGAGGCTTTGTTGTTTGGGAAACCTGCAATTACATTGGGTCCGAATGCTGCACAGCCGTTATGCAGTCAACGCCTTTCTGATATAGAAAATCCCTATATTCCAACAGCTGAAGAAGTAGAAGCCTGGGCTGCCCATCTGTCATATGCTCAGTTTACTGAATTAGAAATGCGAGACGGTACTGCTTATAGAATTTTAAACGAACCAGGCGATATTTGGGTGCCGACACATCCGTATGCATGATGTTGTTGTTTATCTTAGTTCTTTAAATAAACAGGAACCTGGTAGAAAGGTTGATACTCTCATGGCGTTTGCAGAGGGTGCCAGACGGGTAGGCGCTCGGGTGCACGTTGAAACCAAATACATTCATCGTCCAGCTAAATTGGCTGTGATATTAGGATGGCCTAGTCCTATCCAGACTACTTTAAATATAAAATTTCGAGCAGAAGTGGTGGACAAACAACGCCAATCAAGAAATCATGTAATGTCTATAGATGCAAATTGTTTTAAATTTGCAGACCATGACAATAAATATCTACGTTATAGCATTAATGGTGTATTCTATGATACCAGCGAATACGCAAATAAAAACAGCGATTCATCAAGGTGGAATCAACTTAGTAGAGATTTGAAACTAGATCTTAATCCTTGGAAATTACAAGGCGAACACATTTTAATGCTGATACAACGAGACGGTGGCTGGGCAATGAAAGGGATAAATCCAGTTCAGTGGGCTAAACAAAAAATCTCCGAAATTAGACGCTATACCACCTTACCAATTGTTCTTAGACCGCATCCTGGTAAAATTGCCGATCTAAGACCAATCGTGGTAGAAGGCACACGAATCAGTGATAGCATAAACGTCAGTATAGCAGACGATCTTCGCAGAGCTAGTACAGCATTTGTGTTTAACAGCAGCAGCGGCGTGGCTTCGATAATGTCCGGAGTGCCATTATGGGTTGATGATCCCAGTAGCGTTTGTTGGGATGTTGCCAACAAGGATATCTCTAAAATATGTAGTCCACAGTTTTTTGATCGACAGCAATGGTTAAATGATTTATCAGCATGTCATTGGACTGATGAGGAAAGCAGACAAGGAGTTGTTTATAATAAATTTTTGCCTTATCTATCTTGAAAAGATAATTTGTACTATATCATTTCTGGAATTCAAATCCTAATTTTTACATTTCAATATCCAATCTTTTTTGTGATGATCTACAACTCTATAACCCCATGATTCTAAAATCTTAATAGATGGTTTATCTGTAATTGCATCTTTATATTCGTGTTTTTGTTGTTCAACCACAATTACAGGTTTATTCTTTAAAATAGTATTCATTGCTCCCGCGAGTATTTCTTCTTCGTATCCTTCAACATCAATTTTAATCATATCAATATTTTCGTAATTATAACTATCTAAAGTTTTTAAAGGAATAGTTCCCTTACCTAATGATGTTGGATTTATATGACTGTGCCCGGTATTGCCTTGAACTATGCTCATTTCAATAAAGGTTTCGGTTCTACCAAGTGCAACTGATTCAACAATATAATTAGAACCTTTAACATTTTTTTTGAAGCAATCTCTGAATTCTTCCACAGGTTCAAATGCAATTACTGTTTGAAATTCATTTACAAGATCGCAGGCCCACAACCCAACATTAGCTCCTATATCAATGCAGATTCTTTTTTGGTCGCAGGCAGCAATCGCGGCATCTCGAGCCCGCCATTGATATCTTATAACTTTATCATTCTTAAGACTCTTTGCTAACATACGAGGAAAATGATCATCGTAGTCAGGGAACCAAAAACCATGGCTTTGTTTCATATGATTTTACTCCAATAATTGCTTTTCCTCGGCATCTTTAAATCTATAGCCTTGCTATGACCTAATTCTTTTCGATCATCACCTTTTAGATGATCTAAATATTCACCCCATTCACTATTAATAATTGGATGTCCTTCTCCTTGACTATTGCCTTTGTGAGGTCTCAGATCTGACAGATCGTTAGCCCAATCTAACTGACGTAGATTTGGAAATTTTTCTCTAACACGATCAAAAACAAAACTATCATGCCATTCTTCCATTAAAAATATACCATTCTCGGCATCATCATACACACGTTGAAATTCATTAAGAAAATTCCTTGTGGCATGCGATCGTAAATTCATAGAGTACAGTCCGCATTCTGAATATTTGCCTTTTCTTCCAAGATAACATAGATCTTTATCGATGGGTATTAATCGACGGAGCGTATCTATGCTTATAGGACTATGACATACCATATCGGCATCCATCCATATCAATATATCCGCATCAGTTTCTCGGGCACAGTGAAAAATCGCATAGACTTTGTGTGCGAATCTCACAGCATGCCATTTAAATCCTTTGCCTGCGTCTTTTCTTCGAGATCTCACAGGATCCGCTGAAACATCACCATTGGCCTTGGGAACATTTTGCCAACGTGCTTTGAATGCCATGAGTTCTGGAACTTCTTCTAATCTTTTGAGGGTGACATGATCATGGTTGCGTATGGCAGGATTACATAATTCTGGATAGACATGTAATTTCACCTCGGCAGGCCAGTTATCGCAGAAGGTGTTAATCATTCTTTGACCATATTTTTTAAGACCTTCTTCGTGAAAGGTCGTGACCACTGCTATTTTCATTTTATCTTTTCCCATACGTGATAAATTCTCTGTAAACTGGTGCACTGCCATCCTGTTTTAAACAATGGCTTAGATAGATGTCTCAGTATGCAATCGTTGCCTTCGACAAATATAGTTGACTTGTGCCTTTGCCAAAAATCTTCCAGAATGACTAATTTATCAATCTTATCCAGGTCGATGAATATAGCACCAACCTGTGTCAACACATTTAGATCATCGAAATTTTCTTTGTAGATGAGATTTCTTGCTTTAGCGGACGGTGGTGCATCATCTACAACAAAAACATTGGTATAGATCTCCAACAATTGGTCGAGATTACCAAATGCCTTACCTACAACCAAGGCGTTTTCTGTATAACCAGATAATTTTCTTAATCTTTTTGCGAACTTAGCCATAATATCATTAAATACACAGTTATTTATAACACAAGATGCGCTTCAAATTATATCGCCAATACGGTGCACTGAACAGCCAACCAATCTTTGATGCGTTTGCACAAGGAGCACGGTCTCTTGGCCACAG